TTATGGATGCGTGCACAAAGTAGGTAGATTGTGAATTATTTTTCACAAGGTTAGGGGATTGTGCATTCTTCTATTGGCCCACCCTCACAACACGCTATAGCCTTTTGTCCAAACGCTGGACACTTTGCATTGTAACAATATAGCCCAGCGTTCTTTTCAAATAGCGTATGACGGCATACAGGACACTCTGCGTTGTTCATTTAGATAAATAAAGACATAAATAAAGATAAAACAAACTGCCTACTAATATTTCCCAATTCATTCTTCTTCATCTTCCGGATTATTTAAAAATATAACTTTTACTGACATTTTACAATTACTTGGTGATTGGTCACACATCCATTGATTTGTCTGTATATGCTTGAGTGGCTTTTTGCACTCAATACATCTATTTATTCTTCTTCTGCTCATTTAAAATCTCCTCAACTACTTCTCCGAAGTATTTAAAAAATCTTGTACCCATTACAGCTATCCATGTCAAAAGACCAATAGATATAAGAGATACTGTTAAAACTAAAATTATTTCTGTCACGATTACCCCCTTGGGTTGTTGACTACATTACTGCTTGAATTAGCACCACTAGTGCAGATACTGCGACTAACCAGCCACTTAGTTCTGCTCTTGATATTTTTTGATTTACTTTTTCGTGTAATAAATCGATTCGTTCGTTTATTTTATCTTGACCTTCCAAAATTAAAAGACTTAGCTCCTTTTGTGTTAATCCGTTTGGTTTATCGTGGTTCATTAGTTATTCTCACAATGTTCACTACCATACTTGCAATTGCATATCTGTATGAATGAACCATCCTCTTTTTTATCTATGTAACACATTATTTTTTCTTTTTATCCATCATAGCAAACGATTCGTTTATTTCGTCTAATGTTATTTTACCATCATCAATATAAGCGCGTGCTAATGCTTCTGATACTTTTATAACGCCTAAACTTCCTGCTAATAATACAGCACTTACAGTATCTACTCCTATAAGGCTTCCTGCACCAATAACAGCTAGTCCATTAGCAATAAAGACTGCGAACATACGCATTATTATAATCTTTATCTTTTGGAACTTAGTTAGGCCTTCTGGCATTATTCCTCCCGAATATATATCGTAAGAAGCCAAATTACTGTTGATACTATGATTGCGATACCTACAATGTCTTGTGCAGACCCTGTTAAGGTAAACCATGCTATAAAGAAACCTAACAATGTAAATATCTGCGCGATAGATTCTTTGATAGCGTCAACTAACCATTTACCTATGTATTTTAAAATACTAGGAATGTTTTTTATAAACTTGATAATATATTTGATAGCATACTTTACAGAAACTATGACTGCTTTAATTGCCTTGATGACTGCATAGTAAGGCATACCTAATATATCGTATAAAAATTTAATAACTTTCTTAATCACTTAAAATCTCCTCAATACTGCACCTGCTTGTGCAATTATTTGTGATGCGATAATGACCGGAACGACAACTTCTTGAGCTTTCTCTCTCTGGTCACTCGTCATATCGTCTCCAAGTGAACTGATATCCAACTCTCCTATATTAACATCTAAAAGCTGACCTACTGGGTTTTCCAAAAATAGCTCTACTTGTACCTCTGTAACGGTATCTGCAAGAGTATAATTTTCAACATCTTTGTTTTCTATAGCTCTATCTACATACTCTTCAACAGCTTCTGCAACTGCTTCTTCTTTAGCGGCCTGTTCTGCAATAATTTCAACATCTTCTGCCGCAGTTTCTTCCTCAAATCCTAGCAACTCTCCAACAGCTTCTTTCTCTTCTTCATCTAACTCAGCAACAGTTTCTACTTTGGTAACTTCTTGAACAACTGCTTTAACAACAGCTTTAGTCTGAATATCAGCAGTGGCTAGGTTTTGTACATCAGCAGTAGCAACTTGCTCTACTACTTCTACAAGTTCCTCAGTTTCTAATTCAGCTACAACTTCTGCTACAGCTTCTTCAACTGCTTCAACATACTCTTCGACTTCTTCTTCAGATAAAGTCTCTAGTTCTTCTTCTTCGATAATCTCAACATCATTTTCTTCAAAGACTTCAGTAAGCTCTTCTACCTCAATAACTTCAGTAATAGCTTCTTCTACTTCTTCAACAAGAACTTCTATTTCTTCGTCTGTAAGTTGTACCTCTTCAGTTCCCTCTTCACTATCAAATGAGTCGGTCTCAGGCTGTTCAGGTTTATCTGGGATAGTCGTTGTAGTAGTTGTTGTAGTCGTGGTCGTAGTCGTTGTAGTAGTAGTAACGACAACAATATCTTTAATTTCAAAGGTTTCTTCTTCAACTTCATACTCCGTAAAATCTACAGTTTCTTGTATTTCAATAATAGCATCAACTAAGTCTTCAACTGCTTTTTGTTCTTCATCAGTAAGTTCAACAACATTACCATCTTCATCTGTCTCAACTGGTATAACTACAGTATTTTTAATTTCTTCTTCTATACGAGCTTTTTCAGCTGCAAGTTCAGCAGCTTCTCTAGCAGCTCTTTCTTCGTCAGTTTCAAAGTATCCAGTTTCAGCTTGATTAGCATTACGCTGTCTTTCTAACTCAGCTAAACGAGCTTGTTCTTCTTTATATTCTCTGTCAGAACGCTCATCATCAGTTTCTGAGTATCCTGTTTCAGATAAGTTTTTATCACGCTGTCTTTGAAGTTCAGCTAATCTAGCTTGTTCCTCAGCATACTCTCTATCAGACCTTTCTTGGTCAGTTTCAGAATATCCTGTCTCGGATAAGTTTTTATCTCTTTGGCGTTGTAGTTCTCTTAGGCGAGCTTCTTCAGCTTCACGCTCTTTACGCTGTCTTTCAGCTTCTTCCCAATCATCTTGAGCTTTTTGGTCAAAGACTGTTAGTGTCGGTTCAGTACTATAGCCACTATTAACGCTGTTAGTAGTAGAAATGGCTCGAATGCTGAAAGTATATTCTCCATTAGGGATAGCATTATAAGGAATAGTATACTCTGTTTCTGTAATGTTTTCGACCTTAGTTTCATTCTCAGCACTTGTTCTATAATACAATTCATAAGATTCGGCACTGACATTACCTGTGTTAGGAGCATCCCAATCAACTTTTACACCTACATTATATTCTTGACTTACTACTGGATTCATTGGAGGTCCAAGAGTTGCTACCCATTGTGTTGTTTCAAAATTATTGTTATCACTGTCAGTACAAGATTCTCCATTATCTAAATCTCCACATACACTAAATATCCAATAGAATGTTCCTGTTTGTATATTTGATTTGTCTAAATCATATTCCCTTAATGATGTATCTGTAATAATTACTCTTGTAAAGTTTTGATTATCGTAACTGTAATTTATATGAAACGCATGTGCGTCAACACTTCCATCTGTATATTCCCAGCTAAATTCAACATCTGTACCACCATAATTTACTGATACACTACTTGCGTTATCTGGTGTTGGAGGAGGTAAAGTTGTTGTAGTTGTAGCAAAACTACCTGTAGCTACTGAGTCATCATATTGAAAATAAAAAGTATCAAATAATGACCAATCATGAATATCTAATACAAACTTAGTAATAAATTTATCTGTATTGTTTTCATCTGCATTGTAATCAGTAAAAGATTTGTAAAAGTCATCATACATAGTTGATAGGTTTGCATTACTTTGTGCAGATTTGTTTTCTGTTTCTGTTGTTCCGTCTGAATAGTGCCAGATAACTGCGTAAGCTTGATTTACTGCACCTACTATAAAACCTACTTCATAAACCTTTATATCGCTAGAAAACTCAAATGTGTATTCAGCAGTACAACCATTGTTCATGTGACATACACCAGCAGAAGCACCTGTTGTTCCATACTGATTTATTTCAGCAGAATATATTTGTATAGGGTCTGAAGTAGCAGATATTGTAAAACCTGCTTCATAAGTAGAATCTTCAAAGCCTTCGTTTACTTGAACTTCATCTGCAATAGCAATAGGAAAAGGCCAAATAAGTAAGCCTACTACTAATAATCTAAGAAATGTTTGTATTTTTCTGATATTCGCTCCTGTGCAAGGGCTATTATATCATAAAAGTTTTAAGATTGTTATCGAGACCCGCCATCGTAGTCTACTGCATGTCCTTTTTCTACCATAAGTTGATTTATGTTTACACCATCAACAAACAGTTCTCCAAGCACACGACCATACTTGCCTGTACCATGAGATTGCATTTCAACTTCTTTGTATTCTAATCTATCAATAAGCCACTGTTTCGCAGCAAGCCCTCGTTTTTTCTCTTCTTTATCTCTTGTTCGTGACTCTGGAGCGTTAATGCCCATAAGTCGTACACGGCATTTATGCCACACATTAAAACCCAAATCAATTCTGACATCTACAGTATCTCCATCTACTACTCTTAATAATTCTACTTTATAGTAAAACATTATCTATTTTTACCAGCAGCCAATGCAGCTAAAGCACGCCTTTGTTTACGATTTAAATTTGGATAAATCTCTTTAGGCATTGTATGTGTTCTTTTCTTCATTTACATATTTTATCTTAGAAACGACAACGGAGCGGTTTTACCGCCCCGAAGTCCACGCACACCTGCACTCTTGCGAGTGCTCTCATTTCTGAGAACTTAACCCTTTGGTATCTTTGACATAAAGTCAAATGGTGCGTCTTCCAGTGCGTTCTGGATTACAGCAACAAGGGCTGATGCTCCGGCAATCATACCGGCCATCAAAACATCTGCTTCAAACATTCCTGCTTGATTAGCCATAAGAACACCTGCAAAAACTTGCACTCCAGTTCTAACGGCTCTAATAGCTACATCTTTCCAATAACTATTTTTTAGTGATTTCTTTTTAGCTTTTGCCAAAATATCTCCTAACTATCTTTTTGATATGCGAATGTAGTATCCCATGTTATCTTGCCAACTACACCGTCAGCTTTCAAATCATGTTCTTTTTGGAATTTTATGCAAGCCTGTTCAGACCTACCACCATAAACTCCATCCCCACTTAGTCCACCAACAGCATTTTGCCATTGTTCGACATCTCTTCCTCTTATGAGAGGAGCATTTCTCTTAAACACTCTTCCCGGCCATGCTGGCACTTGAGAAAAATCATAAATTTTTGTTTCTTCTTTTACCACTTCATATTCAGTATCGTGGTCATCGACAACCATTCCTTTCATGTAAGAAAAGAATTTATCCCAATCAAAATTTGCACCGGGGTCAGTTCTTCTTGCAGGGTCACATTCCGCATGAGAAATAAACCCTTTCTTTCCAGCATCCCACTCTTCTTTTGTAACTCTCTCCATCGGTATATCGTACAGTTCTGCTTTTTCTGCACACCAACTCGCTGATAGGGCGATTACTGCTTCTTCATAAACAGGGTCCTCGCCCCATTTATCAGCAAAGTAGGCAATCTCTAACCCAAGGGATTTACTGTTTGACCCCCTGCAATGAAATGCTGTGTATTCATCCGGCACTAAGTCCACTATCTCTTTATCATCAATTACTACATGAGCAGAAGCTGTTCTGTCAGTAGTTGAAAGATATCGTGCAATGTTAACTGCTTTCGTTCCACCTTCTGCGGTATGAACTACGATACCTTGTATTGGTTTTGAGCGTGATGAATAGTATTGACCTTTTTTGCCGTTACCACGCACTTTAGCATTTGGGTTTTCGTTTTCTACTAAATAAAAACTCATGTAACTCCTAGTATTAATGTAATAGTTTGTATTACTGCTAATAATAGTATGAGTTTCTCTATTCTTGAGCTTTTACCTTTTATTGCTGTTATTTCTGACCATATTTTATCTCTGTTAATTTGAGATAGTTCAGATTTATTTGTTAAATCTCTAATATTTTTTTTTAAATCGTTTATTGCTTTAAACATATCTGCTGGTGTTACATCCTTCATAATACTTGCATATTATCCCACGGAAGTTTGTTTTCTTTGTTTTTAACAGTAAATGTTAAAACTCCCGAAAAAGAGTTTTTACCAGTTAAGTTTTCAAACCACTCTGAGCCACCATCAACAGAAGGAGCTTGCATAAGAGTTCTTTGTCCCTCATTAATAACAAACAAATGATGAAAATGACCAGATAGAAGAATATCTACATCTCCTATATCTGTTTTACCAAATGCTTGTCCGGATAGCCAAGCTACTGCTTTTTGATGTGAGTATCGACCACCGGTACGAAATTGATGACCATGAGCCAATCCTACAATCACACCATCAATATCTAATGTAAGCCATAACTCATTATCTGGTATTACAAAAGATATATGATTGTATATCTTGTTCATCGATAAAGCTTCTTGTGCTTGGTCAAATACAGATACATCCATATTGTCACCAAAAGTAGTATATGCTTTACCATTTTTTCTGTTTTCTCCATGATTGCCCGGAACAGCTGCAACAACAATTTTATCAAAATGTGGCGACCAAGCCATAAGAGCTTTAATAATTAATCTCCTAGCTACCATTTCTTGGCGACGCTGGTCTATTTGAATTTGATGCTGTTGCATGGCGTAATGGTCTCCGCACCCTTCGACGAGGTCACCTAATCCAAATACATATAATTTGTTTATTGGATTACCCGCTTTACGCAATTCTTTCATTCTATCAATTACATCCGGAATCATTTGAGTAGCTCTAGCTATAATACCCTCTGTTCCATCTCCATCTCGTTTACCGAGTTGCCAGTCTGAAAGACAAACTACCATACTTCCATTTTCTTTGGTTTTTGTTTTTCTAGCAGGTTTTTTTGCTTTTTTAATTTCTGCAACAAGCTTATCAAAATCTTTATCATTTTCAATATGTTTCCTAGAGCGGACATCTGCTTTATAATAAAACATTCTTTGAACACCTTCTGATGTTTGCATATCCCATGTTCTGACATGAACAGGTTCTATAATTTCAAATTCATCAGCAGGAAAGCCAAGTAACTCTATATAATCGTCCCATTTTTTTCTTGCTTCTTTTTCAGATTTAACAGGACCAGAGGCAACATAACTTTTACCTCCGTCTAAAACTACGCCGGGCTCCCATCCTTTAGGGTGTTCTTTCTTGTCAGCTTTGGCGTTTTGTACGCTTCTTACAGCTTTGGTATAATCATCCAGACTTGACATCGTGTGTTTCTTTAAGTTGATGACGAAGTGTATGAATTGATAAAGGACAATTTTTTTCTTTCATTAACCATCTAGCAATAGTGCTTATAGGATAACCTTTGTCTATACCTTCTAAAGCTTCTTTCCAAGCTTCTCGATTTTCTGGTGTTCTATCTCTCCACGCAACCCTGTTAGATTGGCTGTGTTCTTCTTCAGCGAAATTTTCTAAACTCATTAGTTTATTCTTCTTCTTGTGGAGCAGGTGCAGGTCTACTAGCTTCTAAAACTGTTCTAAGTCTTGAATTTTCGATTTCTTTATTTGCAACTTTTGCACCTAAATCACGAATAGTAGCGTCTGATTGTTGTAGTTGTTGGATAAGAGAAGTAACAGCGTTTCTAAGCTGTTCTATATTCATATCCTCTAATTTAACATTATCTGCCATTTGACCTCCAAGTCGTTCTTATATATACACAGTATAACAGGTTAATTGTAGGTTATTGGCTTTTAGATGAGTTCTTTTTAGTCGTCAAACTGTTTGCAGATTTTAAGGTACATATTTACCAAATCATCTGCGTCTTGAACAAGGTTGATTCCTTTGATTCGCATATAATTAAACTGCTTTAAAACAGTCTCTTTAAATTGCTCGTCATCAATTAACTCATTGATAGCATCTTCTCTTTTGGTCCCGTCTGGGAATATTGGTATATCCATAGTTACATATTATAACACGAAAAGTTGTAGATAAATATTATGCTATTAAAATTGTTTCCAAGTAGAACCATTGTAAAATTGTGGCTTTCCAGTTGTTTCATTAAATATAATATCGCCAGCAGCACTTGTTAAAGCATCTCTTTGAGTAGTTGTGTATGATTTTATACCTAATGCACAATCCATAGATATATTATTACCAGAGCTTTTTGATAATGTATTTAACTTTACTTCGCTAGTAGACATTATGTAATCTCTTCCCACTCACCTAGATTTTCGTTCCAATAATGTAAATTAACACTATCTGGATAATCAACAGGTGCTTCCCACTCCCAGTTAGAATTTAATGTCCAGCTTGGGTATGGCTTTGGTGGTATAAAAACATCATTATCTTCATCATAAGTATATCCTAAGCCAGCATAGTTCCCTCTAAATGGTGTTCCACCGTTAGTATGTGTATTAGCTCTTGTGTTGTAAGAAGTTCTTTTACAAGTTAATCCTTTAAAGTCTGCATACCAATCTTCCCAGCTATCAAATTCTTCTGGTAAGGTATCAGTATCATCTTCACCTTTTCCTGTAATAACTTCTACTACTTTATTGTTTTCATCTAAAAATGCGTAATGAGCCATATTTCTCCTAAGTAAATGTAATATTCCCTGTACCTGCTGTAAAAACTATATAACTATAATCTCCATCAGTTTGTACCCCAGTATCTGTTAAACCTGTTCTTGTTGCACCTAATGTTGCATCTGCTGTAAGCCATTTAAGTATTACAACTCCAGAGCCACCATTACCTGCACTTGATTGAGCATTTCCTTGACCACCACCGCCACCGCCAGTATTAGCAGTTCCATTTTCTGGAGATAAATTATTACCAGCAGCAGAGTTGATACCACCATTACCACCGCCACCTAAACCTCCAGAGCCTTTCCTACCAGTAGAAGGTGGGTCTGGTCTGTATAATCCAGCAGCGCCTCCTCCAGAATAATAAACATCTGAGCCAGAAACTTCACCTACACTATGAGTTGTTGCTTGGCTAGTAGTTATAATTGATGAAATTGCACCTGCTCCTCCGTTACTACCATATCCAGCTGAAGCTGTTGCACCAGCAGCACCTGCTCCTCCGCCACCTCCTCCAGATAAGCCATCATTAGCAGCAGCACCGTTTGCAGCACCGCCATCATAACCTTGACCTGTTGTTCCAGAGCCTCCAGAATTACTAGCCCAACGACCACCACCGCCACAGCCTCCATCATTACCAGCATTACTGTCTGCTGCACCACCTCTAGTTGATTCTATCCCTGCAAAAGAACTATTATTACCTGTACCACCATTACCAGAGCCTCCACCGCCTACTGATACTTCATAGCTTTGACCAGCAGCTAAGATATGTGCAGTTTCAGAGCTTGCACCACGACCAGAAGTTTCATTATTCCAAGATGCACGAAAACCTCCTGCTCCTCCACCACCACCGTATGAGTGATAACCAGAAGCACCACCAGCAACTACAAGAAAATCTATATCTATTGCTCTATCTTCTTCTCCAAAAGTATTCCATTGTGTTCCATTGTATATTTGTGGCTTACCTAAATCAGTGTCATACACCATATCTCCAGCAACAGAAGTAAGTGCATTTTTTTGTGAAGTAGTATATGACTTTAATTTTAAAGAATTACCTAAAGCAACATTATTACCATCATTAGTGGATATTTTATCAACTTTTAATTCGCTCATTTTGGATTATCATCTTTGACTTTTTTAACAGCTTTATACCACTCACCTGTTTCATCAAGTTTACCAGCAGTAATGTCATGATACATTTTATCTAATTGGTCAGTAATACTATCGTAAGCATCTTGTCTATTTTGTATTACTGTAAGTTCTGCAATCTTTTCATTTACTTCTTCCTCAGTAGGCATTACAGCAGTTTCATCATTTAACTTTAGGTTAGAATATACTTCGCCATCTGCAATATCTTTCCAACCATACCATTGGTGTTTGTCTGTATTGAAGTGAGCTAATGCTTTCTGTAACATTATGTATCTCCTAATCTAATAAATCTAAAACTTGTACTATAAGATGCTGTTGTTCCACCATAAGCAGTAGAACCTGATGCAAAACTTCCTGCTGCAAATTTAACTTTTACATTTGAAGTATCTGTTACATCAATAACTTGTGATACTTCAACATTGTAGTAATGTGCACCAGTAGAACTTCTGTTACCTATTGCAGCAGATGCAACTCTTGTATTTACACTTGAAAAATTATCTGTTGTCGCTTGTATAGAAATTTCACAGGATGGGTCGTTATTAATTTCAAAATTTGGTTGAACTGTAACAAGCCATAAACCTGTGCTTGGAAATGTAAATACACCTGAACTCTCTGTCATACCTGTTCCTTTATAACCTACAGCAGTACCTACCATCCTTTGAAGATTAGAAGTTATATCGCCATCAGAAGTTATATTTGCTGTAAGTTGCCAAGCATCTACTTCTGTAAGACCTGATGGAACATTACCGTCTTTTAATACAACACCATCTACAGTTACACCATTTCCAGATGCGTATTCTGCTATTGTATTTACATTAATTTGGCTCATTCGTTAAGCTCCGCTAATTTTGCTTCTAGTTCTTCTTGTGTTGGTTTATCAACTGTATCTGATACCCAAGTTAAAATCTTTGCACCATCAAATGTGTATGTAACATCTCCACCATCTATTATTGCTACTATTGCATCACTTAATTCAGCCATTATATGTTTCCTATCTCAAGAGCAATACCAAATGCTTCTTGGTCATACCAAGTTATTCTAAATCTATTTGAGCCAGAACTATCTGCTCTTGCACCTTGCATTTTCATTGTTACTGCGTTAGTAGTGTTATGGTCAATTAAACCACAAACAACAGTATTTCCACCGATGCTAGCTTGACCAGCAGACATACCTTGAAACTTCATCTCGTGAACATCTACAAAAGACCCACTAGAGTTTTCAACTAATTTTATATTTCCCGGAACATCAGCTGCCCAATAACCTGTGGACATAAGAACAAATATTTTTGAGGTAGCAACTTTTGGTGTTAATGTAATTGTATGGTTTGGTACATCTTCATAACCAGTATCTGTAGTTTCTAATTGATTACCAGTACCACCTATTGGTCCAAAAGAAGAGGCTTGAATAATTCCAAAGTTATTAAAATTATTAGACGCTAAAGATATCAAACTACCTGTCTGTGCTCCTAGTGTATCTACATTTAATTGACTCATTTTGGATTATCGTCCTTAACTTTTTTGATTGCAAGAAACCAAGTTCCTGTTTTATCTAGCTTATCATCGTTTATATCGTGCCACAGTTTATCAAGTTGGTCAGTAATATTTCCGTAAGCTATTTTTCTATCTTCTAAAATATTTAATTCTGCAATTTTTGCATTGATTTCTGTTTCAGTAGGCTGTTCTATATCATCACTTTCCCAAGATGTTATTTCATCTCCTACCATTGTAAACTTTGCATTTGGCTCTAACGCCAATATTGCTTGTGTTTTGTCAGCCATTAAGCACCTACCTCCATTGCTATTAACCTATCTGTTCTATTACCCCAAGCAATATAAATAGTTTCTGAGTTAGCAGCATTGTCAACACCAAATGTTGTTTTATATGTTATTTCAGAAGTAGTACTTGGACTATCTAAAATACTTGCAGTTAAGTTTTGTGTAGATGCTGCGTTACCACCTGCATCAGTGAAGAAGTGATTTGCACTTTCTATCTCTGTTGAATCTCTTAATATTTTTACAGTAGCATTAGCACTTGTAGTACTTCTCTGTATTTTTGTATGATGTAGCATAAGTACTAAAATTTTAGAAGAAGTAGATTTTGGTGTTATAGCTACACTCAAACCAGTATCTTGGTGTGTGCTACTTGTACTACTTGATTGTGTAGAAAATGTACCTTGAACTACTTGTAAAATATGACCAGCAATATAAACACCGTTGCTAGTTGTATATTCACTTATTGTATCTACTGAAATTTCACTACTCATTATGTTGCTCCTAGTCTTTCAAATATCACATAGGTTTCAGAGTTAGTTGAACTTCCGTTCATAACAGTAGATGACTTAAAATCAGCAGCAACAAATTTTAATTTATGTGTTGTTGTATCTGTGCAATCAAAAGAAGTTATTGCATACCCTTCTTCAGTATCTCCAGTTGAACGAATACTTATTGTTCTTTTAATAATTTGGCTATAAGAACTACCATCTGTAGTTGCGTGTATCTGTGCTTCAACACCATCAGTATTGCTATTATTGTATGCTTCTAATGAAAATGTAATTTTATAAATACCTGTTTGTGGAAATGTAAATATACCTGAACTCTCTGACATACCTGTTCCAATAAAACCAATAGTTGAATCATCTACTCTTTCCCAGTTAGATGTTAATTCATAGTCTGTAGCACTACCTGTTCTATCTGCTGTTTGTCGCCATATATCAAACATAAAATCTGTAACTTGTCCATCTTTAATAGACAATCCATCAACAGTTACACCATTTCCACTTGTAAATTCATTAACTGTATTTACATTAATCTTACTCATTATTCATCCTGCTCTGGTGGTTGGTCTGCTAATAATTTAGCTGCCCACGCATCTTTTACTTCCTGTGTCCAGTGTTCATCTGCTAAGTCTTGTACTTCTTGGCTTTCTCCAGATACATCCATATCTGGTGTATAAACTTTCTTGTGCATTGTTTCTAAATTAGTTTCGTTAATGTGTTTGTATTCTGATAATATTAAATATTCCATTATGCTCCTATAAACCATCCAGATATATTACAAGTACCACTTTCGCCATAAACTCTTAACTTACCTTGACCAGAAGTACCCTGTGTTCCATAAAATTGTGTAGCGGCAGTAGTAGCATTACTTGATACAACTGCGGCAGGATAACCATTAGTGTAATCAGTATTTGCATATCTACCCTGCAAGTTATAACCTTGAACAAGATTAACTGTCATATTAGTTGATGAGCTTGTAGCAGGTAATGAAACATGGTTAATAATAAAGTCTGAGTTTTCAGATACTGTACTTCTAGTAATTGTTGGTAGCCAAAAATGATACAACTTACCAACTGAGTAATAATATGCAGTAATATTTTGTGTTTCATAATTAGATGAAACAGTTTCAGTTATATCTGTATCATAAGTAATTGTACAAGTGTAAGTACTACTTACTGCTGAAGGAACACCAGAAACATCAACTCCATCTACATTACCATCTTTAATTAAAACGCCATCAATAGTCACACCATTAGCAGCAGTCTTTTCTGATATTGTATTTACTTTTATTTCACTCATAATATTTTAAAGTTCCCCGAAACATTGACAGTTCCTGTTATATCTACTGGTCCAATAGCTAATCCGTTTTTTCCACTTGCGATTGTTACTGTACCAGAAATAGTATTGTCGTGATTAATAATACCATCTTTTACAGCAAAACTATCTATTGCAATTCCGTTGTTAGTTGTTCTCTCAATTATTGTATCTACTTTTAATGTGCTCATTTTATCCTACCACTTGGACTTTTCCGACAACTGTTAACTTATTTGGACACTTTGCTGGTCCAATAATCAGTGCATTTTTACCACTAGCAATAGTTTGCTCTGGTATGTTTTCATCTTGTATTAAAATACTTCCTGAAAACAATAAACTATCTATATTGATACCATTATCAGTTGTATTTTCTATTAAAGCATTTACTTCTAATTCACTAGCCATTATTCACTCGGTTTCGGATATTTGTCTTTTGTTGTTTTAATAGTAGCTTTCCAAGCATTAATTCCATTATGGTATATGTCATCAAGTTGGTCTGCTATTGATGGATATTCAGCAGCTCTATTTCTTTGATATTCATTTGAATCATATTCTGCTTGTAATTTTTCCATTTCAGCAGTTATTTCTTCTTCAGTTGGTTGTGCTTCTTCACTATCCCAAGAAACTATTTCGCCACCTAACAAACTGCACTTAGCATTAGGAACTAAACTAAATATCGCATCCATTTTACTTATTTCCATTATCCACCTATCTCCAGTAATGTTATAGAAGATAAACCATAATATCCAGACCAAGTGTATCCAGAGCTAGAGCCAATATATTTACATTGTGTTTTATAAGTAGTTGCTGATGTTGTACTAGGGCTATCTACATATTCAAAAATTATAGGTGTTGTTATATAAGCGTTATTATCGCTAGGGTGGTCATCTGCTTTCATACCAGCAGAAGCTCTATCTATTTGCGTTGAACCTCTGAATAATCCATATTCACCAAAAGGAATTGTTCCCGGTGCATAAGTCAAAGGATTGTGTCTAACTAAAATTAATATTTTACTTGATGTTGCTTTAGGTGTAATGCTTGCAGATAAACCTGTATCTTCAAAACTGTTACTAGTTTTTTGAATACCATATCTTGGTGTAGCATCACCATTGCTTGATGCAGCATCAGTAGCACTTACTACTTGTATTATATGACCAGTTATCTGAACACCATTACCAGATGTTCTTTCACCTATTGTATTTACATTTAATGTACTCAATCTACCACCACCGCTAATCCTTCAATAGTTAGCACACTATTTACAATGTATTCGTTAGGTATTAAAGCATTATAAGAAGCACCAATAGTCATATTTTTACTAGAAGTTTGGTCTGTTTGAATTATGTTATCTTGAAGCAAAGTATTTTCAATAGTCAACCCAATATCTTTATTGGGATTACCTTCTTTAATTGTATCTACTATATAAACACTCATAAAACCTCCAAGTTGCCTGCTATTGTTATTGTTCCGGAAACATCTATTGGACCAATTAAAAAACCATTTTTATCAGAAGCAATAGTTCTTGTAGCAGAAATCGTTTTTGGGGACATCAATATACCATCACCTACAAAAAATGAATCAATATTGACTCCATTTCCAGAGGTATTTTCATTTATTGTGTCCACTTGTAGTGTACTCATAATATCACCATTGTACCAGCATTTGTTACTGTTCCAGTTATTGTAACAGGTCCCGCCATAACTGTTCCCTCTCCAGAAGCAATTGTATATGTTGATGCTTGTGTTCTGTGATGATTAAAAACACCACCATTAGTTGTTAAGTTCATACCACCAGCATCCATTGTGGCTCTCTCTGTACCTGCTGTATCAAATCTTATTGTGTCATCATCAGCATCCCCTTCATCTACTTGTATTTTTGTATCATTGTCTCCATCAACAACTTCATCTGCCGCACCACCGCCACCACTCAATCCAGAAACTAAGTTTGCCTTTGTCATCTTTCTTAGTGCGGTAGCAGAAGTATCGTATATTAAAACTAAGTCATCATCAGCTATACTTGTTTCTGCTGTTTGTCCAGTAATGACAGTAGCATCAACATTGACTGTTACTGTGTCTGTAGCGCCTACAACAGTAGATATACCTGTACCACCAGCAATGTCTAATGTTTCTCCATCTCCAATTGTTTGGTTACTTCCGCTATCTCCTGTTAATGTAAAGCTTGACATATTTCCAGAACCTGCACTTGCGATAAGGTCTGATACTGTCATTTTTCTTAAAGCAGTAGCTGAGGCATCATAAATAAGAACTAAGTCATTAGAAGTGTTAACTGATGTTTCTGCTGTCTGTCCTGTTATAAGTGTAGAACTAGCTCCAAGCGTAACTGTATTTGTAGCGCTTACTGTAGCTGTAATACCACCACCACTTGTAAATGTAAATGTTTCTCCATCATCAATCTGTTGTGTAGTAGAGCCATCACTTATTATAAAGTTAGACATACTACCACTGCTTGATAATCCAGAAACAAAATTAGATTTAGTCATCTTTCTCAATGCAGATGCAGAAGTATCGTAAATAAGAATTAAATCATCATTCGCTATAGAAGTTTCTGCTGTCTGACCTGTAATTAAACCTGCACCAGTTTCTGTATCAACATATGCTTTTATAGATTGTTGTGTTGCTAAATGTGTTGCGGAGTCGGAAGACATATTGTCTTCATCTTTTATTGCAGTACCACTTACACCTGTGTTCAGTACTGGGCTAGTAAGTGTTTTATTTGTTAGAGTATCAGTAGATGTTTTACCAACTAATGTCTGTGTTGAGGACGGTAATGTAATTGTTGGATTACCACTAAAGCTTGCATGTGCAGGAGCTTGTAATCTTGCATAATGTGCATTATTAGATTCACAATAAAAATCTATATATGATTGTGTTCCACCATTTTTAATTTTTATAGCACCTTGTGATAACACAATACCATTTGTAGAACCACCACCTATACCAAGAGAAGTAGTTATTTCTGGTGATGCAGGTAAACCTACTGTTATAGTTCCTGAACTTTCAGCAACCTCTACTTCATTAGAAGTTCCTGAAAATGTAATAGTTCCACCTAATGCAGTAGCAGTAGAATTAGAACCATCGGTAACAGTAATTGATGAATTTGCTAGTTTTGCATTTGCAATAGAACCTGCAAGCATGTCGTTATCTACAGCACCAGAAGCTATTGTTGTTGCTAGTGCTACTGCACCAGAACCATCAAAGCTAACAGCACTTGCAGTAACATCACCAGTTAAAGAAAAGTTTTGTGCAGAAGCTAAGGTAGTTGCTGTAGCAGCATTACCAGTTGTAGAACCAGAGCTACCAGTTATGTTACCTTCAATATTTGCTATCAAAGTTCCCGTTGAGATTGTTAAGTTTCCTGTTGAAGCACCTGTGAATGAACCTGTACCAAGTTTAAATTTATCTTCGCTTTCATCAAATCCTATGAAAGCGTTATCAGCACTTCCTCTTTCTATAACTAAACCAGAATCGTTTGCAGGTGTTCCAGAAGTACCATTTCCAAGTTCAATAAGTGTGTCAGTTACAACTGTGTTTGTAGTATCAATTGTTGTTGTAGTTCCATTTACTGTTAAATCTCCAGTAATTGTCGCACTACCAGCGACTTCTAATCCAGTACCATTTAATAGTTGAAAGTTTGTAGTTTTTAATCTTGCAGCTATATTGCTTGAACCATTTTTTATAGTAGCAAATTCAATAAGACCATCTTCAGTTCCAGCAGAAGCGTCATCAATCTTACCAGTTATTTTTGCATAAACAGTAGAAGCACCACCATCATCTTCCCCTTTAAATTTTATTTGACCTAAGTAATCTGCATCAGCAGGTGAAGCACTATCTCTAACTAAATTAATTATAGGTCCAGCAGATGAGCCAGTATTTGTTGATGTAATTGTAATATCACCAGTTGTATCAATATTTCCTGTACCTGTAATATTGCTTGAATTAATATCTAAGTTACCACCTAGTTGTGGTGTAGTATCTTCAACAACATTGTTTATTGATACTGCTTGTACTTGTGCGTCAGTGTAGTATTTATTTGTAGAACCTTCTCCGATATCATCAGTATCTAAAGTTAATGATGCACCTAATGATAGAGAGTTACTATTAATAGTTACAGCAGAGTTAACTAACTTGTCATTTGCAATAGAACCAGCTAATTCATCATTACTAACACCACTATCTTTTATAGTTACAGCACCAGATGATACTGCGAAGTTATCAGAAGAAAAACTAGCTACACCTTTATTTGATGTTGTTGCATCTTCACCAGAAAATGTAATAGTTCCAGATGATTCGCCTACATCTATACCCTCTCCTGCTGCAAAAGTTGCAGTTCCACCTAAAGATATTGCTGTTGATGATGAGCCATCTGTAACTGTTATACTAGAGTTAGCTAACTTGGCGTTCGCTATTGAACCAGCAAGTTGGTCGTTTGTAATTGTTCCACTTAATGAGGAAGTAGGATAATCAGTTGCGTCAGATAAGTTAAAAGCTGGTGTTGCGTCTGTAGCTCCAAGAGTAAGTGTTACACCACCCACAGACATAGTTGAGTTTTCAAGCATTGCATTTTCTACTACGCCTGAACCGATTGTAGCAACACCTGTATCTGCAATTGTTATATCTCCAGATACAACATTGTCAATCCAAACTGAGTTATCATTATCATAAAAAAGTAAAGCCCCATCAGCAGGGGAAGTTATATTTGTATCGTTTAATTCAGCTAAAGTATCTTCAGTAGCTATTTGTGCATCAACATAAGTTTTGATTGCTTTTGCAGAAGCTAATGTATCATCACTACCACTAACAGAAGATATATCAGTATCTAGTACACCAGATTTAAAATCTGCTACATCAATGTTAGATATGCTGTTACCAGTTCCCTCAACATCAAATGTTTTATTTGTTAGTGTCATAGTGTCAGAAGCAACATTCGCTGTTTCTGTATCTACATAAGCTTTAACTGATTGCTGTGTAGGAACTTTAACATCTGAATCCGATGACATATCGTTTTCATCTACTAAGAAATCTATGTTTCCTATTTGAACTGCATTTGCTTGTATTGTCGCAGTACCAGTTACATTTCCAGAACCATCAAAAGATGCAGATGTCCAAACAACATCTCCTGTCATTCCTATTGTTCTACCTGTAGCTAAGGCTGTAGCGGTGCTTGCATTACCTTCTAAAGCAGCAACCAATGTCCCTGTTGAGATAGTTAAATTTCCTGTGCTTGAACCTGTAAAGCTTCCAGTACCAACAATAAACTTGTCTTCGCTTTCATCAAAACCTATAAAAGCATTATCAGCACTTCCCCTTTCTATTACGATACCAGCATCATTTGAAGGAGAACCAGAAGTTCCATTTGCTAATTCAATTAATGTATCAGTTACAGTTGTGTTAGTTGAATCAATAGTTGTAGTTGTACCATTAACATCTAAGTTTCCTGTAACAGTTAAATTGTTAGCTATTGTTACATTATTTGGTAAACCAATTGTAAGTGTTTGACCAGAAGCGCTAGTTTCTATTTCGTTTGATGTACCAGCTATAGTAAATGTCTGTGCATCAGTAACCGCACCAGTACCACTATCGCCTGCAAAATCTACATCTATAGCTGTTATATCACTAGTAAGTGCGACTGTACCTGTAGCATTAGGAAATGTTATTGTTCTATCTGCTGTAGGGTCTGTAACAGTTAGTGTTGTTTCAAAAGAATCATTTGTTGCACCCTCTAATGTTAGGGAAGGTCCGCCTATAGTTAGGTTTGCTGTTTGTAAAGTGCTAAATTCTACAGAATCAGAAGTTCCTAATCCTAAAGAGTTTCTTACTGTTGAGCCAGACTCCGTTACAAAAGTGCTTCCGTCACCTACTATAAAATTAGAGTCAGTTGGAGTTAGTCCAGATAACGCAGCTAATTCTGCGTCATAGGCTTGAATATCTACACCTATCTGTAATCCTAGAGCAGTTCGTGCAGCTGAAGCTGTTTGAGCTCCTGTACCACCGTGTTCTATTGCAAGAAAGTCAGCATCTAAATATTCTGAAAACTCGGCAATAGTACCGTCGTTATTTAATATATACTTTAATGGATGTACTGCGGCCATTTATAAATTACTTTCTGTCATATCTATTTCAAAGTCTTGCGAGTTACCGTCTGGTTTTCTAAGCTTAAGTAAAAGAGAATTGTCTGTAGAAGCCGGCATCATTATCTTATGTGTAGTTCCATCGGTTTCTTTAGCAACAACAGCTCTTGTACTAAAACCTACTGAAGTACCACCACCACTTACTTCTCCACCAGACACAGTTCTGTTTATGAAGTGATTTTTAATAGGCATTCCAGATAAAGTTCCGTCACTTAACCTTGTTGGTATTCTACCACTCATACTTAAAGTTCTTGGTAATTTAGTTTTGAAGTTAACTTTTTTTGTAGAAGTATCAGTTGTAATTTCTACAATATTTCTATCTGTTACAGAATCAAAGCTTATTGTTTCACTTGCTTGTCCAGCAGATAAAGTTGATTGTCCAGAAACGGCAATAGAGGTAACAGCGTTTTGGTTTGCTTCTCCGGTCTGACTAGCTGCAATAGTTAATTTATCGTTGTTAGGGTCTGTGGTTAGCTGAATCCCAGTTCCAGCTTCTATTGTTAAAGTATCATTCTGTGCATCTGCAACTATATTATTACCAGAAGCACTACCAGCACCAGTTGTAGCAGATATAAATTTAAAAGCATTGTGTGCTGTGCTGTCACTAGCAATAGTTACTGTGCTACCAGAAGTTGTAATATTTATACCGGAACCTTCAGCAAAAGTTAAGGTATCACTTGTAGAACTAGCTTGTACTGTTGTTTCTCCAGACACAGCCACATTAGAAAAAGCAAACTGTGTAAAGTCAACTGTTGCCCAAGATATATTACCATTACCATCTGTTTTTAAAAATTGTCCAACAGAACCTGTATCTCCATTGATAGACATTTTGCCAGAAAGAAAATTAATTTTTCCATCAGTCTCTATTTTTAAATAAGCTGTTGAATCTGCACCAAAGAATACAGGATTACTGGTAGAAGTACCTATTGATAATGCACCATCAGAAAATATAGATTTACCATCAAGATACATAATGTCTTGGAAAGACTGTATCTTAGTTGTGTAGTTTGAAGTTTGAAATCCTTGAAATGAATTAGTAAAGCTTTGGCTTGTAGCCATTTCTGCCGATGTATGAACATTATTTGTCTGTGCCATTATAGAGGGTCGCCGTATTCGTTAAATTGTGGTTCAATATTTCCTTCTTGTATATTTTCCCAGCCTCCTCCCATCTTTTCATATATATATCTAATTCTGTTTATTTCTTTTATTATTTCATCATTAGTACCCTTCCATGCATGATATTCAGAATGTGTTTCGTCAAGCATATTTATATTGTGATTAAACAAAGCACTTTCTAATTCGAGCATAGCTTCTAACAACATAGACAATTTATCATTGTGTCCTAATATTTTGTATTCAAATGCGGGTTTTTTAGGTTTTGGTTTTTGTACTTCTTCAGCCATTATCCCTCCAATACAGCTATTCTTGATTCTAGTGCATCATTCTTTGCTGAGAGTTCTTGTATTGCTTTAGTCAATACAGGTATAAGCTCTTGTGGTCTTAATCCATAAGTTTCAAAGTCTTCTGGTATTTCTTCTACTAAATTGCCTTCTTCATCAACTACATCATTTTGTGTATCGTAAGAGCCTTGAACATACATTGCATAGTTTTGTGTTGCACCTTTAGCATCTATAAGTTTTTGTTTTACATCTTGTGCAGAAAAACCTAAATGTGTTCTAACACCACCATCTGCCCACTTAAACTCTATTGGTGTAAGTGTATCTATAAAATCTAAACCAAGAGTAGTAGTTTCTACATCAGTTTTAAGTGTTATATCTGAAGTGTTAATAGTTCCATCTACTGCCCAAACATCTGTCCATTTATAAACAGAACTACCTAAACCATAAGTATTATTTAGATTTGGTCTAAAATCACTTCTAATATAGCTTTCTCCATTAGCAGACAATAATAATCCAGAGGTAGTGCCGTTAGGTCTGAAAAAGAAAGATGAAGTTTGCCCTATATCAATATAAGTAGTGCTTGTCGCTCCTTTATGTTCTAATCTATCTCCGGTTTGTACATTACCAGATGCTATTACATCACCTGCATCAGTTAGTCCACTAGCATTTCCTGTTGCTTCTATTTTACCTCCTGCACTTATAGAGTGGTCTGCATTAAGATTCAATCCATTGATATTGAAATCCATATCCAAAACACCGCCATCTATAAATGTCGCGTTTATAGTTCCAGAAGTAATTTTATCAGCGCTTATGTTACCTAATTTAGCTTGAGATATAGCACCGTCACTTATTTTGCCGAGTATCGCATCTTCTGCTATTGTATTTATAATTTGAGTAGAAGTAACACTTAAACTACTAAAATCTAAATTACCGGCAGTAACACTTGAAAAATCTAAAGTTCCACCGGTAACATTACTAGCTGATATAGTGCCGGTAAAGGTTCCGTCTACACCAGAAAGTGTTCCTGTAAAAGTTCCACCCGCTGCACTGAGATTTCCAGAAAAAGTTCCACCAGCTGCACTGAGATTTCCAGAAAAAGTTCCACCCGCTGCACTTAGGTCTCCAGCAAAACTAGCACCTGCTTTTGCAACCATAGTTCCATCTGCTTGTACATAAAATTTTGCTTCTGAACGAGTTGTTGAGTCAAAGGTTTCTCGGTCAGAACCTAACCAAAGGTTTCCGGTAGTATCTACATGAAATCCGTCTGCTATCGCCATTATCCTATGTGTATCTCCCCAGCTCTAAGTGTACCACGGAACTCTCCACCCTCGAACTCTACTGTACCGTCAGACTTTATAATCCAACCAGCAGTACCATTAACATAATTATTACTTCTTATAGTTCCAAGTACTGGATTTGAGTTGTCTGTATTGTCTGTATCTATAATAATTTCTTTACCAGTGATTGTTCCTGCTGTAAGTTTTGAAGCAGTAAGTGTATCTATTTTTGCGTCTGTTATTTGAGCATTACCAACTTTTGCAGTTGTAATCGATGCGTCGCTTATAAATTGAGTATCAATTAAAGTTTCAGTAACTTGTGCTGCTGTAGATGCTTCTGATTCATTACCAGCAACATCTACTGCTGTAACTTTATAAAAAGCAGTTCCGGCCGTTGAAGTTCCAAAAGAATTTATTGCAGTAATGTTCCCATCGATATGACCAGCTCTTGCTTGTATCTCTCCTACAAAATTACTAGCACTAATTGTAAATCCAGAACTAGTGCCTCTATAAACATTTAAGTGGTCTATGTCTCTAGGTAAAGTAAAGTTAGTAGGACTATTTATAACAGCACCAGCAACTGTTTTTGCTGCACCTAATTTATGTTGTATCTGTACATTATCAGCATTGGCTGCAATTGAACCAAAACTTCCTGTTGGTGCAGTAGGTTGAGGAGGAGCTGTAGAATCATTAGGCATTTGAGTAGAAGTAATAGTTGCAAACCCACCAGAGAAACCAGAGTTGTCAATCGCTGCAACACCAAACTCATAACTGTTGTTTGTTCCTAGACCTTTTATAACTACTGCATTAGTTCCAAACTCTACTGTTAAATATTCATAATCAGTTACTTGATTGTCATTACTATCTATAAGATTGTTTCCGTCAACATCTGTTACTTGTCTGTATCTAACACGATACATATTGCCATCAATTATTCTTGAGCCGTCTGTATTTGTAGGTTCGTTCCAAGTTAATCTTGCGAATGCAAAAGGTCTACCGCTACCATCTTGATAAGTACCTACAGCAGCAGCTAAAGATGTTGGTGCATCTGGAACAGTATATTCATTTGCTCCACCTATAGCTATAACAGAAGCTGAACCTCTTAAATCTTGATTAATATTTTTCTTTGTTGTTCCTACTTCTATTTGTGTAGTTCCTGCTTCAAAATCTACATAGTCTGTTAAATCTGTATAGTTTCCATCTCCATCTCTATAGAAGACACCCATAGTATCTACAATAGGAAAAGATAATCCCATAACTCTAATTTTTATTGGATGAAGTATTTGTCCTTGATAGGTTATTTCGTGTCTGCTACGATTTTCTAAAGCAGCATCTGTTGATGTATCTTCAAAGCCTACATCTGGGTCGTACACAAAAATAACATCTCCTGTAGTTATGTCGCCAGATGTATCATAGTTTTCTAAACCTACATTCAAAGTTTTTTGTATTTTATTATATTCATTTAGATACGCCTCAGCTCTAATATCACGCATAGACTCTGGTATTTCATTTTCTGATAATATCTGTATTCTTTCTAAAGCATTACCATGTAAATCTTTGTAAGGCACACTTTTAGCATCTGCTTGCCCTAAGTTTATTTCTGCACCGTAATTAGAAGCTATTAGCTCGACTCGACTCACATAATCTTCTGCGTTAAACTCTGTAGTTAAATCTACACCAGAGTAACCAGTTATTTCTGGGTCGGGTCCAGATAATCTTCTTACAATAATACCTGTCGGTGTTTGATTTCCGTGACCAGTAAATATAGAACTTGGAGGTCCTACATCAATAGTTCCATCATTCTGCATTTTAAATTCTGCATCTACTGAAGTGCATATTGTTTTAAGTGACTTATAAGCAGACTCCATATAGTGTTTACCTGTATAAGTTTTATTTGCAGTTGTAGCTGTGGGAGCAGATGTAGAAGGAGTAAATGCATCAAAATATAAAGCTGTACCTCTTACTATTCTTAAACCATCAATATACCCTTCAAAGAAATTACCATTCTGTGCTTTTCCTATTTGCATAGAATCAGAGCTAACTCTTACATATAAGTCAGGTTTTGTATCTGTATTTTGTATAGCCCCGTTTTTAAAAGCTCTAAACTGATTTCCTTTTCTTACTAAAGCAAAATGATTCCATTGATTCAAATCAATTGTACCCATATCTATATCAAGACCATCAGTAGCACTGAAACTTGTACCGTCATGTGTTATGTAAGCTCTGTTTTTTCCAGAAACTGCTTTACCAACTATAAAAGGAGAGAATGTATCATTGTTTCTTGCAAGAAGTGTAGGATTACCACTTGTAGATGTTCTATACTCCCACCACTCAATTGTAAAATCATGATAAGTTAAATCTAATTCTGGTCTGTCTGCTATTAGAAGATAACCATCAGTTGTAAGATGAAGACTGCTACCACCAAATTTATTTTGGTCTGTTGATATATCTGCTGTACCGTTAAATGTTATAACTTGGTTAGATGTAAAAGCAGAACCATCTGAAGTAGATGTGTCTCCGTTACTACCATCAAAATTAAGAAGCAATACTGTATCATCAAAAGATACTTCTGTTACTGTACCTTTTCTAACTGCTCTTTGCGCAGCAGATTCATCTCTTAGTATTCCGTACGGAGTTGAAGTACTTCTATCAATGACATCATTTAGATTATCATTTACATAACTTCTTACAGCACCAACACCAGCATTTCTTGCAAGAACCATACCTCTTGAATCTGTATCACCTAAGTATCCAAGAATACCAATTCCCTCTACTGTGATAGCTTCTTCTGATATAGTTTGCGCTTGTACAATACCAACATATCGAGCCATGTCTCTTATTTGAGCATCAGTAAATTCTTCTGGTGATATTCTGGTTGGAGTTAATACAATATTGCCCCAAGGAGTTATAGAGTTAATTACAGAGTTAGGCGTTGTTTCAAGATTTAGATTTACTTCAAATGTGCCGGGAGCCATAAGCTTTTCATTTACGCTCATGCTCTTATTGTCCTTACATACTCATAAACAAAGTCTAAATATGCATCACGCATATTGTCAGCAGTATTTTGTCCAGCAGCAGATGCGCCATTAAAAACATAACCTACAAAAGCCTTCATTTGTGTAGCAGTAAGATGGATACCTCCATTAGTCAAGTCGTTTGTTATTGTATTAGGAGAACCTAATATATACTTGTTACCTTCAGAATCATTAGTAGTTGCTACAATATAACCTGTGCCAGCTGTTGCAGCTTCTGCTGTTGTTCTTTCTATATGTATTTCGTCAGCAGTTCCATAAGAACTTACCACTAAACTAAAGTATCTTGAACCTCTTCGTAAAGATACATCAAATACTAATCTACCACTACCATCTGTGTTTGCTTGAGAAGTAAACCTAACTGTTGCACATTCCGGATAGTTTTTAATTATTGTCACAGTATTCCAACCATCCCACTCTGTTTCTGAAGAACCTTTTGATACAGCATATTCTTTTTCACTACGCCATCCATCTGAATCCCAAAGTGATGTTTTAAACCTAGATTGTGTATTGCTGTTAATTAATTCTATTTTTACTAATCCATTTTCTATAACAGCTTGGTCAACATTAGTGTTAGGACTATATAAACCATTTCTCACTTTTCCGTTTGTGGATATCTTTACAGCTCCTTTTAGATAATCTTCTGGATTACACTCAAATTCTATATTGTTTGCTCTTAAGTTAGAGCCGCTAAAAAACTTCATATCAACTGTACCAGAGCCATAACTTCCTGTTCTTGTTTCAACTGCTGGAGGAGTTCCAGTTCCTACAGCAGGTATATGAATGGAATAAGCACCATTAGGTGGTGCAAAAAATTGCGAGTCAGTTGTGCTTACACTATGATTATTGTCAAGTAAAGCTCCAGAAAATTGTGACTCAAATCTTATTTCACCCGGATTGCCTAACCACTGTAAAGATATAGAATACTTCATACCTGCTCCTGCAAATCTATTAACTGATACATCTGCTGATTCTACTTTTACAAAACCTTTCATAGTAGTTTCTCCTGTGTATGTAAAAGGATAAACATGGTCATAATTAGCCATAGACATTAGTTCATCTCTTATGTATAAGTTTTCAGATAGATTTAAACCTGTATCGCTTCCATTAGTTGTATTTGTATGAGCAAGAGTACCATCTATTGTGTACATTCTTCCATCTACTCCCGCACTATAAGATAAACTTCCCGGCGAAGTAAAACTTAAATGACCAATTGTTACTTGATGTGTATTAGCCATTAGCACATATCCTTTGTTCTACATAGTTCACATTCATCATGGTCTGGCCCATAAAAATAATTACCACAAGCATATTGGGATTTGCACGGTGTTAAAATATCAGAATCTTTATTATCAATCATTCTTCTTCTTCCCATTCAACATACTCGTTATCGTGAGTAGCTTTGTGCATATGAAAGTTAGCGTGTGAATAGCTCATTATCTATTTATTAATCCCGTTCCTGCTTGACCACCTTTTTCTAATTTAAGAAGCTCTCTTTGGATATTTTGCGCAACTTTTCTAGCGGTTATTGGGTCTGCTGGTAATCCTGTAATATTTAAGTTCATATTTTGAATATTAACACCGCTTCCATAACCACCTGTTTTATTAGCAAATACAGAAGTACCACCCGGAGTTGACATAATTGTTTCCGGTCCCATCTCACCGACAACTGAAGCTTTACCTATAGGAACGGTACCTCCATAAGCTCTACCCATGTAGAATTGAGGTGTAAATCCTTCTGGAAAAATACTATTAATACCACTAGAAGCTGAAGAAAATATATACTTGAAAAAATCTTGTATGGCAAAACTTTCTCCCGGATAATATGGAGGAAACTGCTGTCCTTCTGGTCTGTTAAAAGAAATATTTTGAGGATATTTTATTTTTCCACCACTATAGTATGGTTCAAAACCTGTCAAATCAGGCATATTTCCAATAGTTGGTCCTGTGTATGTTTCTGTTGCAGGTGGAATATTTACTGTAAATGGTTCTACATTACCAAGTGCTTGACTGTACATTTGATTAAAACTAAATGGTCCAAGTCCAGAAAAATTATATTCTGAAGCTCTATACTGTTGACTTCTAAAAGCATCTGATTCTTCGTAACTGTTAACCATATTTCGATTAACAAAATTGTTTGGGTCCCCTTCTGTATATCCAAGAGTTTTATCTCTATAATTTTTTGCAAAGTTTACATAGCTAATAAATTGGTCAACAGTTTTACCCATTCCATCTAAAGCACTTTTCATAACTTGTTGAGGTATACCAATCATGCTTGCTATTTCCATAGATTTTTCTTTGAAGTCTGGATACTTTTCTAATATTTCATCGTATCTTTCTGCAACTTGTGCTTGTTCAATCTGTAAATCTTGTGTTTTTCTAGCTACTTCTTCTGTTTTTTTAGCTATTTCTTCATCTCTTTTAGCAGTAACTTCTAATGATTTATTATAATTTTCTATAGCGGCAATAACTTCTGGCGCTAAACCTTTACTTCTAGTTTTTAAAATTTCTAATTCTGCTTCAGCTATTTCTTTTTGAAGCGTTAACATAGATTTTTCTTTTTCATCCATAGGAGCCTGCATATCATCAAGCTCTTCTTGTGCAACATCTAAGTCAAGTTGGTCAACTACACCTTGCTCAACAGCTTTCTTTAAAAACTCTACTTCTTTCTTTTTATCTCTAATAGATTTTTGCTGACGCTTAGACCTTTTGTTCTCTATTTTGTCTGTTAATCTTTGAATGTTTAGTTCTGCTTGTAATATTTGAAGTTTTTCACTATTAGTTTGTACACCCTCTTTACCAAATTCAGCTAAAGCTTCATTTAAAGCAGCTAAAGCTTCTGCTTGAGTTACTTCATCTCTTTTAGCATTTGTTATAGTGATGCTGTCATAAACTAAATCAGCTGTCATTGCTGCTATTTCGTCTTCTAAATCTTTTATCTCTCTTTTAGCATCTATAATGCTTCTTTCTGCATGAAGTACTTCTTTTGTTAAGCTTAAATAATCTGCTTTGTCTGCTTTAGATTCTTTCTCCATTGAATTAAAAACTCTTTGTATAGCTGCTCTATCCTCTTCATTATCTAAAGTAGAGAGTGATAAGCCATATTCATCTTTAATAAAATCTAAAGTTTCTTGTTTAATAGAATTGTAATTTTGTGCTTGTGCAGCAATTTCTTGATTACTAGTTAAAACATTATCCTCCATATCTTGAAGAATATCTGCGTTTTCTTCTATTCCGCTATTTACTATAGAAATAATTTTACCCATGTTTTCTGCTTCTATTCCACCTTGAGCAAAATCTAAAGCAAGAGCTGGGTAACCAGCTTGTAGTAATTGAAATACTCCAGAACCTAAAACAACTTCTAAATCTTTTGCCATCTGCACGCCTTTTCTTATATCATCAATATCAATAATTTCTGGTGGGTCTATATCATCTATAGTTGTAACTAAATCTACTGCTGCATCTTTAGCTGCTAAAAATGCGTTAGTTAAGTCAGTTGCTGATATTGTTGTTTCTTCTACATTCTCATTGGTTCTTTTAAGTGCGTCTTGAACAGTAGTAAACACCATTACTGCTGTTTCTGGGTCATTTTCAAATAAAGTTATATCTATTGGAACTAAATTTTCATTTTCTGCTGCAATAGCATTGTATTGGTCTAGAACAGCAGTTCGAGATTGAATCATTTCCTCATCATGACGACTTGCTGCACCAAATCTTTGAGCTGCTTCTAAAGCTCCGTCTGTATATTTTCTAGTATGTTCTAGGGCTTCTTGCTCTGCTTCTGATAAATCACCAAATCCCATTCTGCCTCTTTGAGCGCCATTTTCAACAGACTTTATATATTCTGTAAGTATTTTTGATGCTTCTTTAAAAGCGTCTGGGTCTGACATAGATTGAAGGCTTGTAAATTCTTGAATCTTATCAAAACCACCAGCCACTATCTCTTCAGCTAATTTTATGTCTATATCAAACAATTCTGCAAATTGTTCGGCAAGATTCATTTGTGAAGGATTTAAAGCAAAGAGTTTGGCATCTGTTTTAGGAACAATTGCATTTAATTCTTCTCTTTTACCTATAATTTTGTCAAAATCATTTACTATTGCGTCTGCTTCGTCAATACTAAGGTCTTCTCCTCCAGCTATATTTAAAAATGTCATATTAGATATTTTTTGTAGTTTTTCTAAATTTTCTTCAAGCAGTTTTTGTCTTCTTAATTCAGCTTGAACAGCAGCACTATCCTCTGGGTCTATACCTTGTTCTTCAGCAGCTTTTTGTGCTTCATTTAATCTTGTTTGACTTTCCTCTAATTTTTGCATAACAGATAATCTAGCTTGCTCCGCTTTTGTAAAAGCTTCTACCTGTCTTTTAGCTTTTAATTGTTTAGCTTGAAATACCATAAAACCAACAGTAAGGGCTGCTAAAATCGCTAAAATTGGAAACATTGCTGTTTGTAAAAACATAATCGCTTTACCAGCAAATATTGCTGATGTTGCAAATCCTTTTGTAGCAAGTGATAAACTTGCAAAAGCTTTCGCTACCTCTGTTGTTGATTTACCAACCATAATTCCCATAACTCTGAACATAGCGAGATTTCCAACTATGGCCATTACTGCCGTAGAAGCTACAGTTACTATTGCAACAAAAGCTTTGAGAGCATTAGACATTCCTTCAGTTGATTTCTCATTGTCTCCCATTGCCAAAGCTGTACCTGTTAAACCAGCAAGAATATCTTTAAGTGCTGGTAAAAAGAAGTTACCTATTTCTATTCTTAATTCTGTGATAGCGTTTTTAAATAATTTAGTTTGAGATTTAGCAGTCTCGAATCGCTTATTTGCTTCTTCCTGTAAAGCTATGTTCAAGTCATAAGCAATATTTGCAGTTGTTAATGTGTCTGTCAACAAGTCACCAGCCTCAGAAACTGCTAACAAAGCACGAATAGTTCTCTGCTGTTTGAGACCTAATTCGTCTAATATTTCTACTAAGTTTCTACCTTCATCAGCAGCTTGCTTTAGACCCATTAAAAATATATTTAAAGCTTCAGCAGGATTTTCACTAGCTAATGCCTTAAATCCTTCAACCCCTAAGCCAGTAACTTGAGCAAATACTTGTAATTCTTTTTGACCACCCTGTAAAGCAACTGTTATAGCTTGAAATACACGAGCCATAGCAGTACCACCAGCTTGTGATTGAACACCGACTGCTTGTAGAGCAGTAGCAATTGCTAAAGTATCTGCAACTGTTGCACCAGCTACTTTAGCACCTGCTGCAAGTCTTAATGCAGTAGAAAGTATTTCATCTTCAAGAGCTGCGAAGTTGTTACCTAAGTCAACTAATGAAGAAGCTAAGTTGTCAATATCTTCTTCTGGAAGTTGAAATATAGTTTGAAGCCTAGCTAAAGATAGAGCAGCAGTTTCAGTCGATAATCTGGTTGCTACACCTAATTTAGCAATTGTATCAATAAATATAGGAAGTCCAGATGTTTGAACACCTAACTGACCACCAAGTTCACCAATCTGATTTAACTGTGCTGTTGCAATAGGTATTTCAGTTGCAAGTTGCCTTACAGATAAAGCTAATTGTTTAAACTCAGCATCACTAGCATTTACTGTTTTCTTAATACCAGCAAAAGAATCTTCAAACTTACTTGATGCTCCTACTGTTAAAGCCATAGCAGCACCTAATGCTGCAACTGCACCTACAGCACCTGCGGCAATACTTGCAAAACCTGCACCAATACTAGTAGTAAAAACACTAGCAAGTTTTTTAGTACTTTTTTTGAGCTCGTTAGCGACTGCTTTATCAGCATCGCCTAGACTCATATCTAAACCAATTGTTAAAGCTTCTACGCCTACACCTGTACTAGGTCCCCTACCCATTGTTATCTAACACCGCCTCCAGTTTGGTCTATAAATTCGTTTAATGATATTCTGTTTCGCACTCTTCCTTGCCTCTTGTGTTGTTTTCTTAAAGCTTCTCTTGCTGAAATTACATCTACTTGTTCTTTACGAACTACTTGACCATCATCAGTTACATCCAACTGCCTATGTGTCAATATTCTAAAAAATGTAGATTCGTCTTGTGGTAAGAATGCAATAAGTCTAATAAATTTATTCCACCTTACATTTAAAGGTTCTTCTATTTGATAAAAGCGTAGAAAATCTGATTCTATTGGACCCCAGAGTTCAAGAATATCTTGAAAGGTCCATGTTATTTTGGGGCTTCTTCGTCCCCTTGTTCATCTTCTGCTTCTCCTGCAAGTTCGTCAGCAGTTCCTTGTAAGCCGTAAGCTTCAAGTAGATAAACTAATAAATCATTCATTTGATTCCAAGTCATTCCATCTCCAAGCATTTGGTCAAAATTTTCTTGACCTACTAAAGATGCAATCCACTCTGGAATCATATTCATTGGAACTTGGTCCCCAGATTCTCCAGCATATCTCATCTGTGTAAGAACCGTTCTTGCAGGTAAAGTAGCTGGCAGTTCATATTGCTTACCAGCCACTTTAATCTGCAATGTTTCTTGTTTATCGGCTTTTAAAGCCTCATCAAAGTCTTTTACCACTTTTAATATCTCCTATCTTAATTGAATTAGTTAATGTCTAATTCGTCGCTGTCGTTTCTATTTTCGACGACTACGAACAAGTAATAATTACCTGCACTATCAGAACCAACATTTAATCCGCTGGATTCTGGAACTAACAATTTAAACTCAGTAGCCAAAGTAACTTTAGCTGGAGCTTTCTGGTGAGCCATTGCGAATGAACCTGTGTTCACTGTTCTTGGCATCCAGAATTGTCTGTCAGAACCTGCTTGACCGTCAGCATGCAAAATTAATGCATACTCGGTGAAGGTATCTGATGTAGGTGGTTTAAATGTGTGGTATCCAGAGGCTGTTGTACCTGCTGCACCACTAGCACCTGCTCCGATTTCACCGGAAGCAGTTGAACCACCACCCATAGCAAACGAAAAGTTTGTTAGGGAAGCTTGTGCTAATTCACCTGTTAATCTAACTTCTTGTGCTGACTTAAGAGTTTTAATTGGGTCTAATTCTTCAGCAACCATGACATCTTCAAAAGTTTTATCAACTTCTAATGTCCAGCCATCTTCGGAATATCCAACTTGCTCCCAAGCAGGTGTCATAGTTGTAGGGTTTTTAAAGTTACTACTATCATCACCCGGAAACACTAAGTTACTTGTAGATGCGTCTTTAATATAGAGAACACCAGTTCCAATTAATACTTCACTAATTGTACCGCTTGTACTATATGACATTTCTGTCTCCTATATATCTAGTCTTATACTTAATCAGCAGAGCTCTGCCGACTCAATAAAGAGTCGAATCTGCTTTGTCGTTACTCTTCTTCAGCTATAAAGAAGTCTTCCACTACCTCTTCTGTAGGTTCATTGTCTTCCTCTACAGGAGAGTCATCTAGTTCTTCCTCATCTGCAATTAAAACAGAGACTTTTGTTTTACCCTGTTTATATTTTGCATCTTTGAGGCGCTCCCAGATGTCCATATCTACTTCCACCCAATCATTGTGGTTAAATACAACATTAGAGACTGTGTCCCTAACTGTTGATTTATCCAACAACAAAGGATTAACTTTAACTTTTATCTTTTTGCTCATATCAATCTAGTCCTCGATAATACATAATTAATGATAGCTCATAATGTCCTAATCCTGTGTCAGTCTCTTCTACACGAGCAGGCATTTCTGCAATATCGAATCCATAAATAACACCTTTTGTTGATGTACTTGTAGTGTGAACAATAGTTCTTGCGGTTTTATGAGCTGCTTCAGCTACTCCATTAGCTAAAGAATAAGCAGTTGCGTAATCTGGTTGAGAACTAGTGCCTCCACCCCATCTACCTGCATAACAATTAAGTTGAATAGTTATAGCTCCTATAGAAGCTTCGCTTGCATTGTCTAACATACTTCCTCCAGAAACAAAGAATGTTAAAAATGGTAATGTAGCATTTCTAGGTAATCTAGTAGCTATTCTTGTAGAACAAATATTAGTTATTGCAGTATTATTTACAGCCCATTCTCTAAATATTATTTCTCCGTCTGGCGGAAACTTTTGTGATTCGTCGTGTAATACACCGGTTTTTTTTATACCCATAGTGAAGCTATTATATCACTGAATTACTTATCCTCTTATTTCATCAATAATATCTCGTAAATCTATATCGCTAAATATTTGGTCACCTAAATCTTGTTTGCGTTTGTTAGCAGCTTTTTGTCTTTTTAATGAATCTTCTTTTCTAGCTTTAACATTTTTGTTTCTTAATGATACTCTTGCTCTCCTATTTCCCGGAGTTACACTAACGCTTAAATCAAATAATTTATCTAAATACTCTCTTGTTCTGTTAGCTTGATTTCCTGTATTTACAGCAGTTTGTGCTTTTTGATAACTTCTAAATAAATTAACATATCGCGTTGCATCGTCTGTTAATGCTTTGTCACCAGCTCGTTTTCTTCCGGGAGTTTCTCCAAGTTTTTTTGCTATTGTTTTAATAAGATTTGCTCTTGAATTTCTTGTCATACTTTGTGAACCACCACCTGCTCTTAAATATTCATCTAAAGCAACTTTTAATACTCTAGGTGTATCAGTTGTTTTAATAGGAAAATTAAATGAAAATGCAAAATCATCTGGTGCATATTTTATACCTATTGCATCTTGTAGTTCTTTAGAATAAAACCCACCATGTGCACTATCAACTCTTGGTCCCGGAATAGCATATTGAGTATTAGCACGAGCTCTATCACCCGGTCTATCGTGTTGGTAAATCTGACGCATAGCTAACCTACTAGCAGTAGCTTGCATTCTTGAGTAAGGTAAAGCTTTTTGAGCCATATTTTGAATACCCTGTTGTTTATATTTTTTAGATTTAGCATTTCTTAACCAAGCTGTATAGTATTTATCAGCTGGACTAGCAATTTTTGCTGATTTTACCATGGCATTACCAGCAGTTTTTGCAACTGCTTTATGAGCAGCTCTATGCATAAAGAAACTTGGTTTTATATAATAAGGTGTAGGTACAGTTTCATCTGGTTCTGCGTATTTCATACCAAATTCTCTAATAGCTTTTGTTTTAGCTGGACCATCTAAATCTGACAATCTTTGACCATATATAGGATTACCTTGAGAATCAAAATTCATTGGAACAGCTGAACCTTTTCTTCTACCTCTTCTTTCTTTTGCATCTTTAGCTTTTGCTCTACCTTTTTTTTCTCTAGGATATATTACAGGAATATTACCACCGTACTCTACTGCCCATATCCAAGGAAAACCTTTTATAGAACCACCAGCACTTACTTCTCCTCTAAAGTATGTTTTTGTATTACGAGGACCAGTAGCTCTGAGGGGCATCATTTCAATACTGTTTGTCAAAAAAGCTCTAGCTTCTCCCGGCTTTCTAAAACCAAAAACATCTCTAAAGTATTTACGACCATGATTATCTCTGTAAGCGATTCCTTGAGCAGCAAAGTTTTCTGCATCCATCATTAGTCCTTTATTTAACATACCAGTATTTCTTTTGAGACCTTTACCACCTACTACAAACTGTCCAGATGACACATCTGGAGCAAAAGCTTGAGCATTTAAAAATGTTTCTGTTAGTACTTTTTGACCTACTCTTGCAATTTTTTTATTTTTTTTGATATGCGCATTTGCTTTTGGTCCATTTACACTAGCTGTTGCTTTTGCAGAAACACCTTTAGTAATTTTTTTCATCATTTTATCAATTGGGTTATCTCTTTTTTGCAATTGTCTACCTAATTGAATACGCATTTGACGACCTACTATCATTCCCAAACCTCTACCTAATCCGAAGTCTCCAAAAGGTCTTACAACCATATCTATAGCTCTACCTGTTAACATACCAGAAAGTATTCGCCCACCTCTTGTTATACCTTGTTGAAGAATCCCGCCACTCTCCTGTTTTCCTTTTTTTCTAAAAGCTTCATAGTTACCTATGTAACGAGCAATTGGGTATGCTTTATTTCTTGCATTTGCTAAAGTTTGTGAAAAGTTTGTTCCTGCTATTCCGGGCATAGACCTCAAAGTACCTGTTGTTTTACCAAATCGATAAAGATGGGTTCTAATAATACCTGCGGTTGTTTTTTCTTGAGCGCCTTTTTTTCCTTGACCCGGTTGGTCTTTTAAGGGAACTTTAGGATAATGGTATATGTTACCCATTATTTAGATACAAATGTTTGTATAACCTTATAGCATTCAACTCCGTATCTATCTAATACAGGTTGAACCATTATAATTTCGTGAAACTCATCACCTCGTTTTAATCTATCGCCGGGTGTTACAGTCACACCTTTTTCTACATAAACATTAAAACTTTCAATAGTAGTATTTCTACCTTCTCTATCTTCTTCAGCACCAGCAGAAATAAATTTACATTTTACATTCGTATAAGTATTTGACCAATTATCACTAGGCAAACCTCGTTCATCGATATTACTATCTGTTACGGTTTGTATAGTTGCAGTCTCTGGTAATAGTTTGTGTCGTAAAGGCATACCTTTACTTTACATCAAAAATTTACAAAAATTGGTTTAGCAAATCACCCATCATAAATTCTTTATAAATAATGCTATAAAGCATTTTATTTTTTCCTAACAAGTGTGGATTGTGCCCCATTTGTGAGCTGTAGTCTTTTATAATAACAATAAGGCTCATAAGTATTGCATCAAACAGTTCTAGCATTTTATCAAAATCTTTTGACCATCTAGCTGTTGTATCTGGATTAAATATAACAAATGGTCTAAATCCATTTAACAAAATACAAATAACTGCATCATGCAATTTATAATCTAGTTTTTTATCAAGTACATGAAACTCGTATGCTTTTTGATTGTACTTAGTAGTTAAACCAAGACTACTTAAACTACCTTTTTTATTTGGCCATAATTCTTGGGTTTTCCAATTTACATAGTCATATAAGAAAAGTATATCTTTGACAATAGTTTTAAATTGTATAAAAGTATTAGGATTTTCTTTATACATTTCTTTTACCCTTTGCTTATTCCAATATGATTCAATTGGTTGATTATTGACTTCTGCGTCATAATAGTTATTTCTAAACAAGTTAATTAAACACAGTACATCTATGACATCAATTTTATCTTTGTAATCTGTTTCATCAATAATCTCTTGTAACCAATGAAGTTCTTTTTTAGTTAGATTTATTTGTTTGTCCACAGATAGTTTTGAATCTAGGGTTGATACTATATCATCTGATACAGATGTATCTTTCATTACATAAAACTCTACTTTCACATAAGAATGTTTTGATATTTCTTCTATTTTCATTTTGTTAATAGTTTGATATAAGTTTGCACCATCAACAATACCTTCGTGTAGTAAATTAGATATTTTAAAACTAACTCTATTAGTAGTCTCTGATATTTCTAAATCTTTACAAACTATTTTTATACCTTGTGATTTTAAGTGGAATGTTCCTTTTTCACCAAATTCTTGTTTTATATTTTTAAGTATATCTATATTAACTTGTTCATTTATATCTACTGTATTGCAATTAGGATGTATAGGTATTGTTTGTTTTATAGAAGGTCTGTCAAATAGTAAATCTCTTACTGGAACATATATATTTATCAAAAAATTATTTTTATTGACAGGGTCTTCTAGTACTGAAAATTTATCGTAGTGTAAAAAATACTTCCCTTTACCAGATATTTTTTCTACAGTTCCTTCATCTTTTACCATCTATACTTTACTTTCTTTGCTTTGTTGTATTGTCTGAAAGATTTTTCTGTTAAATCCTTTGGGTCTTTTTCCCATTCTACATCCACAGGAGTCTCAAACATAACATTCTTACCAATCAGTCTTTTAGTGTGAGATTCACACTTAGGACATTTGATTAAAGGGTCTTCGTGTATAGAGTAAGTTACTTCAAATTCAAAATAACATTTATGCTTTATACATTGATGTTCATATCTAGGCATTGAATTTCCTTGCTTGTCTTCTTTGTTTTCTTTTTTGTGCTTTATGACAATTTTTACAAAACATTCTTAAAGAATCTGGAGCATTAGGGTTTTTTGAAAACTCTGATACAGGTTTATCTTGTTTGCAAGCCAAACATATTTTTAACTTTTCTTCACCAATATCTTGTTTTTTTTCTTTTAAAACAGTTATACATTCTTTACAAAATCTAGTTAATCCATCAAGATATTTTTGATTTCTTTTATAATCTTCTACAGGTTTCCATTCACGACAGTATTTACATTCTTTTTCAACAGGGTCTTTTAAATTTTTAAGAGCAATTTTTTGAGCTTCGGATACTCTTTCTGCTAATCCCTCTTCTTCTTCTATCCATGTTTTAAATCTTTCTAATCCAATAGGTTGACCTTCATAAGTTCTAGGCGTTGTAAGACCACCTCTTCCTGTACTGATAATTTCTAATATAGCTTGTGCAGTTTCTTCGTTATATGCACCACGCTGAGGAACACCAGATTCTATTCTTAATTGCCTAACTCTTTCATGCGTCACTCCCCATTCATCCGCCCATGTTTGTAACATTTTATTAGGGTCTGACAGAAAGAGCTCCCTAGCTTCCTCTAGGGAAGGAGCTTTTCTATGTACCATACTTTAATTATACAAAGAATCTGCTCTTGAAAGGGTTTAATATTAGCATATCCCCTTGAGTTAGAACAGGTGTTAAATTTTGAATTACTACATCTGCATACGCTACATCGTAGTCACCAATTCGTTCAGTAATTGGTATATCAAATGTTGATGAAGCTGTGTTATCAGCTAGATGTGAACCTACTTGACCAGTATCTGCTTTAGAGCCTATTTGTAAAGCAGTCATAAGCATTCTTGCTGCTGCTTTTGCTGAAGTGTTTTTAATTACAGGAGGTATAGCATTTGCAGCATATCCTCCTACATATGTTACTGAAATATTTTTTGGTTTTATACCAGACCAACGAACTACTATTCTTCTTAGTCTTCCATTGTCGTAATATACATAATCATCCTCATTACCTTGAGTAAGTGTATTTCCGTCTTCAGTAACAGAAGTTATAGAAGCTATAGGTATGTGTCTAAGAAATAAATCTTGTTGTTCATTGCCATCAAAAGTTTCTGTATGTGTTGCTGTTTCAACATCATATCCTAAGAATCTTTTAATAGCAGAATCAACATAAGGTATAAAAGTATTTGTGACTGAAGCTTCTACTGTAGAGTTTAAATCTACTTGCAGAAATTGTTCTACATCACTAACGCTACAAAGAGCCATTTAGGACTCCTTTTATTTATCTTCTGCTTTTTTAACAGCTTTGGTTTCAGCAGGTTTTTTTGCTGCTGCTTTTTCAACAGGGGCTTTTTTAGCAGGAGCTTTCTTTCCCCAACCTTGCTCTTTAAGCCAAGCGGTTGGATACTCGTGTCCAGCTTTTGCTATTAGTGAAGCGTTAGATTTAGGCAACTCTGACTGAGGGCCTTCCCAAATCTTACCGTCTGCTAATTTCCAAATGCTTTTTTCTGGTTTTGTATATTCTGACATAATGAAATCATTTTACCCTATAAAAAGAAGAAAGCCGGTTTAACCGGCTCTCTTCAAATATCCAACTACTAGATATTACATATTTAGTAGTTTGTGGAAAGCTGCTTGCCTGTAAACAGGGAAACCGACTCTCATTGTAGCTCTGATAGCAAGCTGATTCTTAATAAAGAAATCAGAGTGGCTGTCAGTTACAGCAAGTTCGATACCTTGTCTCATAACAACATTAGCTGCTTCACCACCGCCGAATTTACCAACAAGCGCTGTGTTGTTGGAAATAGCTGTGGTAGGGATAACTTTTAGACCCCAGATGGATGGTGCAGCATCTGTACCAAATCCGCCTGCGACTACAAACAATGGGTTTTGTGAACCAGATGTAGTTACATCAGTAACTGATGTTACAACTTGGTTCCAGTCGTTAGGATGCATAATAATTGCATCTGGCTCTGTTAATCCATTTACTCTAATGTCAGTAATGGCATTGTAAATTGCTCCAACTCTTCCTAAGTTACCGGAGTAACTATTGAAGTCAGATGAACCAACTGATGATTTACCAGCATCTAACAATCCTTCGATATTAGGTGCAGTACCGTCTCCGGAAAGGAGCTGACTGTCTAATCTCAAACGAATCATTGTTTGAAGTCTGCTGTTCAAGTAACCTTGAATACCAGCTTCATCTGCTAATAGTTCATCTGTAACTGGGATAAATACACCCATTTTACGGATTGATTCTGTTCTCTCAGTGAAAGCCAAAGCTGCTTCTCCAACAGCAGAACCCTCAGCAGCTTCTGCTGCGTTGTTTGTAAATGTTGTCTCTTCTAAGTAAGAGAAAGCATTTTGGTCTGTGTTGATTACATCAAATAATGATATAACAGCATTTGGGTCTCTAAGAGGTGTTTCCAAGATACCCGGTTGACGCAAGGTCTCAGGTGGATATCCTGTAGTTGTTAAAGTTGTTTTGGTCTCAATCTTTGAGTCAATACCCTTAACACCTGTGCTTACATAATTTTTGTAAGCATCGGACTCTGTAAAGAGCTGCCCAACAGATTTAACTTCTGCTTGTCCTGAAGCTAGTGGCATTTCTGCAACTGGCTTTGAATCTTCTTCAAGAGCTTTCTCGTTTTGAGCTTTTTTCTTCTCAATAGAAAGGTCTTCTACTAATTCAGCAAGTTCGTCATTTCTTGACTTAATTTCCTCTTTTTGTTCAGAGGTGTACTTGCCGTCTTCAGCGGATTCAAAAACAGACTTTAATTCTGTTCTTTTAGCAGCAATTTTGTCCATGAGCTCTTTTTGATTACTCATTTTCTTAGATTCTCCAATCTATAATTGCTTATACTTCTTCTATTTCTTCGACTAAGGACTCAGCAATTAATTCCTGTGCCCTTACCCACTCTGCGTCAAAATCTATATCGTCAGAGGAATCAGTGTTATCTTCTGGAGTTTCTTCTTCAGCAATCTCATCTTCTGGTTCTTCAACAGCAGGTTCCTCTGCTGGTGCTTCTTCCTCAGTAACTTCTTCGGCTTCTGTTTCAACATCAATAGTATCAGTTGAAGCCTCAGCTACCTCTTCTGTTTCGATTGGTTCATCTTCCACAAGTTCTTCTTCTACTTCTAACTCCAAAGCACCCTCAGTTCCGACATGTCCGATGAACTCATCAATCTCGGTCCAAGCATCGTTTAAGTCGTCTGCGACTGCACGAAGTGCTTCGGTGGCTTTAACGCCTAATTTCCTTCCATCTTTGTCGCGTAACATAGCTATTGCTTTTGCTCTTGCGACTAAGTCATCCAATGCAGCAAGCACATCTATGACTTCTTCAGAGAAAGACTTGCTGTCTTCCTGTGAATCCTCTAAAACTTCATCTGATGATTTTTTACCATCTTCATCATATTCTTTCATACATCTCCCTCCGTCATGGTATTTACATGACTTCATTTCATCTTCGTCATCTCCGTAACCTTTTTTATCATCATCATCGTCATCGTCATAACCCTTGCCAATTGCTTTTTCGTACTCTTCGTGTGTTTTGCAAGGCATAAAAACATTTTTGCCGTTTTTATCTTTATGAGTATGTACGCCGATAGCACAGCTCATATCTTTTGAAGCTTCCATAGCTTCAGCTGGATTATCATACATATCTTTCGCAACAGCTGCTTTTTCTTCGCCTTCGCAACTTCCACAACACTCGTCTTCAGAGCCTTCTTCTGGGTCGTTAGCGATTTCTTTTAATAGTTCTGTATTGGATTTAATAGCAAGAGTATATGTATCTTGATTAGCACCAACAAGAACTGGGGAAACTTCATATACAGTAAGGTCTTTGAGGTATCTAGCGTCGGAATCTTGACCATCAGCTTTTGCAAATTCTGAATCATTTACTTTATATCCAAATGACCATTGTTGCATATCGCCCATATTCTTAACTAGGTTATAAGCTTCTTTACCAGACTCAGTGTCCATAAAGAACTCACCCTTAAATACTGCTTTGTCTTTATCTTGATTTATAGTCCCTTTACCAATTGGCATATCCCATTTGTGAGACCATACCATCGGGACTTGGTTATTTTTAAAACCTGATTTGACAGCTCCCGGCATAACAACATCCCCGTCACTGTCAAGGGAATTGAATATACTGAAAACTGCTTCTACTTGACCAGAGTCATCTTTCAACTCTATATCAATATTTTTAGATTCGTTGTTCATACATCCTTCAATCTTAAATTGTACAATAGATTATTAAGATGTGCGTTTTAACTATTTTATACTATGATTTAGGGATTTAGTTTTTTATTGTCTAAAGTCTGATATGATTCTGAGCTTACTAATAGGCATCGTTACTTTCCTATCGGTCTTTTGATGTTCACCATTTTCTAACCTAGCCCACACAACCATTGTTGCTTCTTTGTCAGCATTGTTGACTGAAGTGACTATACCATGCACAACTGATGGTGGGTCTGGGTCTTTATTTATAGACCAGCTTACAGCTTGACCAACTCTTACTGATTCTGCTTTGTTGCCAGAACTTTTAGAAGATAGAGGATGTGAACTTGGAAGTAAATCTTGGTCATAAGGTTTTCTTCTAAACTTACCTGTTCTCAAAGCTCTTAAAAACCCGTTAACTCTGGCCATTGCCCACTGGTCAGCTGATGTAACATTACCTCTTACTGAACCCGGTGATGTTCTGTAAGCACCAACACCTCTTCTAAATACTGCTGATAGCATTCTTAAAGTAGCTCTATGCTTTGGATTTTTTTTGTTATGGTCTTCTACTTTTTTCTGTAAAGCTTTTCTAACTCTTGCAGACAATTGCTTCATAATAATATCTTCAGCAATATCAAGAGATTTTTTTCTGCGTTCTCTAACTACTTTTTTGTATTCATTTACAACAGATTTCATTTGAGATACACCACCTGCTGTTATACCTCCCCACTTCATAACAGCTATTGTTCCGTTAAGTCTGTTATTTTTTTTGTGACGATTCATAAAACGCTCTCGTCTTTTTACCCAGTTAAGAGTTGATTCACTTCTATCTCCGCCTTTGTAGGCTGTCCATTTATTGAAAGCATCATTACCAGTAAATGATGTAGGAGGATTACCACCTGTACCTGCTCGTCTCCAAATCTCTGGCCAGTTTTCTTTTAAGTCTTTAACATAAGCATAACTTGGAAACTGTGGGTGTTGTGAGTTTGATAAACTTATTTTTTGGTCATCACCACTTCTAGGAAAGTTTGTTTTTTGTTTTTCTTCAGGACTATGCAATTCATCACCTCGTTCGTACATTATTTCTGCTTCTTCTAAAGATACTTTAATTTCTTCAATCAAGCCGTCTTTTTTATTGTTAAGAAATTCTTCTGCTTCTTTTCTTGTATCAAAACATTTAATTACTTCACCGTCTTCATGACTTATAACGCAGTAAGCTCCATTAGGCATTTCTGCAATATATTTTTCTTCATTTAGATAAGTAGGTGTAGGTTTTGGAATATCTTCTCTTTCTACTTCTGGCGGTAAGTCAATAGTTGTTAATTTTTTCTCATCATCATCACTTGGAGTAGCTTCGTTAGGTTGGTCGTTAAGAAGTGGACTACCATCTTCTGTAACCTGTATCATGTTGAGTGGTCTTAGATAAACATCGTGTCTGTTATCTGCCTCAAGACCTACAACTTTTCTAGCTTCGCCAATTGTTACCCAACCCCCTTGTACAGCAGTATTCATGCGTTTATAGAGATTGTCTTTGTCATCAGCTAAAGCTCTTACGCTACCAACATCAAATTCACAATATTGGTTTTCGTTAGCATTGAACTCCGGTTGTAACAATTGATGAGTCAATTCTTGCGCAACCATGTTCCACATTGGGACCATTTTTGACTCGGTAAAGAACTCTCTTAGTTCTTTTGTATTTGAATAAGTTGCTGAATCAAGACCGGCACCAAGACCTGCAAGAACAGCTGGAACGCCAAGTACAGCAGATACTCGTTCTTCCGGTATTCTTCTCAATTCGGCTAACTTCATTTGGTCTGGAGAAAAAGATACTATTTCAACATTCATAGCACCGGACAAGACCATAGGCGCACCTCTGTTCTTACCACCAAACTTTTGCTTATACATATCAGCAATAGCTTCTGCTTCTTCTCTAGTTGGGCCACCCATAGCATCATCTCTTGGTGAGAGAATAACTCCGGGCACCGCCATGTTATGTAACAAAGCTGCTGTATATTGTCCAGCGGCTTCGTCTCCTGCTATTTCTCTTAGAACGCCTCTAAGTGGAGCAAGACCTCGCCTCATGTTATTTGGGTCAACATTCTGACGCAAATGAATCATATCGGCTTTTGGAATCTTAACACTGTCTTCACCTTGAACACCACCTTGAGGTTGATATTGGTAATGAGTGATTAATTCGTTTTCGTTACCTTTTGCTTCTACTAAGTGAGGCATTAAAGGAACTAACTCTACAACTTGTCCTCTTGCGTTTCTGTTTTTATAAATAAACGCATCACCATTTGCATTTATAGATGTCACAATATAGTTAGCAAGTAACTGTTGTGTCATATAAGGATTAGGTCTTCTAAATAGTTTTACTGCTTCGTGATTCATATCTCTTGTATAATCACCTTCAGAATTTCTTGATGACACTAAAAGTGATGGTTCTGCAAAAGCTGTAGCTAAAACATTAAGACATGCAATAACAGCAGAGTTACCTGTACCATCTCCAAGTTCTGCTAATTTATTATGGTCGAAATAACCAGACTGGGTGTTGTAACCCATTACTGCTTGGTTTAAAAATGAATATTCTGTTTGATTAACTATGAGACCTTTTAATTCTTCGTCTCTTCTAATTCTTGCATCAGTTGGTGCATTTAACCAATCTAATGCTTTTGAAAATCTTGACTTCTCTTCAGCCATTAATACGCGCTCCAGCCTTGTTTATCTTGTAGCATTTGAACACCGTAAGACAGAGTGTCAATAATATCATCATGAGCTCCAGCAGGAAAAGTCATTATTTCTCTTTCTACTTCTGGAAGCCAATGTGTATCTCGTAGTAAAAACAAATCACCTGCTTCCATACGAGCTGATAAAGGAAGTGCGCGTGTAACTTTGTCTTTATCTGTCTTAAGATTTCTTACACGAATACCAGCTCGTTGCGCCATCTGGATTATCGTGGTTTGAAAACCTTGGCGTTCTATACCTACATATTTTAGCTTATTTTTATCAATTGCTCGTTTTATTGCAGGAATGATGTCTGGTCCTTCTAACTTAGCTCTAGTCATATCAATAACTAGTAATCTGTTATCCGGTGTTCTTGCAAAAGAAGTAATTACTGTAAAGTCACTATCTTTATTGGTTGTTGTAGCTAAATCAACAATACCAAACTTTTCTAAACTAGCTAAATAATATTCTGAACCCTCAACAATACATTTCATATTTCCTGCTGCGTCTGGCACCATAGAAAAATAATGCAACCATTCGGGTTTAAGCATACCTTGACCTGCATCAACAAACTCAGCTAAATACTCTTGTGCAAAAACAATAGAGCCCACTTCTGTTTTAGCTGCCTCAACTTCTTCGGGGTCAATCATAGGATTGTCAGTAGTTGCAAATCTAAATCTCTGCCAGTTATCTGCATCCTCTGCTGTTTCCCATAAATCATAAAACCAATTGTCTCTACCTATAGGAGTAGATATAAATAAAGCAGAACCTTTTCTTTCTGTAAGTGTAGGTCTTAGAACTTCTGCCCATACTTCGGGTTTTACGAATGCAGCCTCGTCCATAACTAGAAAGTCCAAACCTTCACCACGAAGTCTTTGAGGATTATCAGCAGACCTAACAGCAATAGAACCTCCGTTAGCTAAATCAATCTGCATATTAGCTAAAGATACATTTGGTTCTATTTCTCTAGGAAAAGATTTTGCACTTGCAGCGATATCACGCCAACCAACTCTAGCTATTGAAAATGTAGGAGCAACCCACCAAGCTCTACCACCATTGAGTGCAACCTCCATACACATTTGAACACCTAGTCGTGTTTTACCAAATCGTCTACCTGCGCATAATATTTTCCATCGCGCATCAGATTTTGCTACTTCTAGCTGTCCTTTATGCAATGGCGGTAATGTAGGAACATACTTATTTGTCATGTCGCCATTTTAATACCAAAAACCCTTTTAATAAGTTAGTGTATTCTCTATGTGAGCCTACACGCTGTCTCCCGTCAAATATATCGTGATGCTCTTTACAAAGCATACAAACATTCATTGGGTCATCTGATATTAGTCTGTCGCGTCCACCCATACCCTTTGCTCGTAGATGAGCCATCTCTAGCCATTTCTTGGAATTACAATCCGGCCACTCGCATTTGTAATTTGCTCTTTGTAAAGCTTTCTCCCTAAGCTCTGAAAGATTTTTTTTACCTGTGCCCTCTCGTTTTTTTTGCCCCATCCCCGAAATCCCAAAACTTGCACTTCGGCGTTTTTTAAACTCTGCGTATGTTTCATTTTCTGGGTCCCATTCAACTCTATTCATAAGGTGTGCTTGGACTCCTTTTAGATAAGGCTATCCCGTTAGGAATAGCCAGTGATGGGAGGATATCGGTTAGTGGAGCCGACAAATCCATATTAACATTTAAATCTAAAAACACATTTTTTATTATAGTCGAACTAGATATTGTTCATAAAGAAAATGCATACTAATCATTCTCTCTATGACAATTGTTTTGATGTCCTCTGCTCTAAATTTTTCTACCGACCAAACATCTTGGACTTGTCCCCCAACCAACCAAATAATTTGATTACCGTTTACTTTGAATCTCATACCTTTGTAAATGTAATCTAGGGACATTTGAACATATTAGCACACACTCTTTGAAGTTTGTTTTTCTAGGGATAACTTACCCTGTGTCGGCCCCGCCCAACCAAAAATTAAATATGCCGAGGAATGTCCCTATGACGGACGATTATGGTCTGGCTAGTCCACTTGATAAAGTTCTGAACCCTACACCCATTCTGAAAGCCAGTGTGTGTAGATACTTGTATCAAGCACAATACAGATTTTAAAAATAATTGCAACTCAAGTTGTGTAACTTTTTTTGTTTGCTAATATATATATTGGATAAATTACTTTCTATTTTGTAGAATGTTTTTTTCCTCCTTTGTGGAAGACCGGTGTTCTGTTAAAGCCAGCGCCGGTCTTTTCAATTATGCACAATCCCCTAACCTTGTGAAAAATAATTCACAATCTACCTACTTTGTGCACGCATCCATAAAAATCTCGCAATAGATACTCATACATACTT